AGCCAAACCCTGTGCGAACTGTCGCCGCTCCGGTGACGGGCGGCTATCGCCCATGAACGTATTCGCGATTCGCTCTTTAAGCGTCGGGCGATACTCGGTGAGCTGCGGTTCACGCTTGCTTCGGACGTCGTCGCTCATTCTTTCTCGCCTTCAGACTTCATAAACTGCGCTTCGCGTGCGGCATCGCTCTGGCGCTGCGCCATGGCCTGCTCATGTAAACGCTGAGCCGCAGACTGATTCTCGCTCTGTGCCATCTGCATCGCGTTCTGCTCGCGTGCGTGATCGAGGTCGAGGCCCTTAGTCTGCATCGCGTGCATAAGGTCAAAGCCCTTCAGCTGGCGCTGGTGCCCGAGGTCAAGGCCCTTCAACGTATGCTGAGCGCCGAGGTTCAGCAGGTTCTGACTAGCGTCGTGCTTGAGTTTGTCCTTATGCACCATCTCGGTTTGTTTGAGGCGAAGACCCTCTAATTGTAACTTAGACTGACGATCCGCAGCATGGTTACGCGCGTCAATCTTCAGCGCTTCCTTCTTATTCAGCTCTGCGATATTCTGCGTCTGAAGCTGGGCCATCTTCATGCTCATGTCGCCCTGTGCGTTCTGAGCCTTGATAGATGTATCCATCATCTTTGCCTGAGCCGTGATGATCTTCGCCTTCGCGTCCATCATCTTTGTCTCATCGACAGGCGGCGGTCCAGGAGGTGCCTTCGAGAACAACGCATCGGCGTCGTCAATGTCCAGCATATTCAACAAGCGCTTGTAAACTTCCTTCTGATCAAACGCTGATGGATTCTGAGAAGCAAGCGTATAAAGCGCTATACCCTTCTGAATGCGAAGAGTCTGAGAGGATGTATTCGGGTCGGCACGCGGTACGAGGTTGCGGTTCTCAAGTGCCTGCTGCAACTCATACGCGTCCTGCTGGAACTTCGGATTCTTGTTGGAACGCCAGAGCGATTCCGGGTCGCGTATGAATAGCTCCTTTAGCAGTTCAAACTCTTTAGACTGCGCAGTGTGTAAGCGCTTATGCACAGCACTAATTACCTTCGTGCTCTGCTCGATCATAGCAATGGTTGTGCCTACTGGCGCATCATTGCGACCTTCGCCCACCGCTGTCTCGGCGGTTCCGCCCAAACGCTGCGCTGTCTGTTCAACGTTCTGGATAATGGCGACGAAGCCTGCGTCGACACCTTTGTAAGGGAGTGGCATGAACGCTTGGTTGAGCGGGACGCCGTCAACGTCGATTGGCGCAACCTGTCCAGGTCCTACGCGTATGTTGCTCGTCTGCTGTTTACCTGTGGACCTCGCCATGATTCCGCCCGGAAAGTTTCCGAGCATTCCGGCATCAATCGCGATTCTCCACGCAGCAGTCAGCGCACGGCTCGCGTTGCCAAGGATCTGAAGGAAACCAAGGTTCGTTCCCGGATAGGCCGGGACGAACACGTACTCCACGAACACTTCCTGTCGGACGTAACTTTTGTCGCCCTCTTGCCACCAACGGCGAATCTCGAGGATCTCGCGACTGTCCTTATCAATCGTCACGCGATACGGAAGCGGCAGTCCTGTCTTCTCGCCGTCCTCCTCGTGCTCAAAGCCCTCAAGGTCGAGCTCACAATAGCACTCGTAGATCTCGCGATCCTGTTCGTCCTGCCCGCCGATTGAAAGCTTTGGCATCACGCCAGCGATGTCGTCCAGCTTTCTGTCAACAATGTTCAAGTCCGGTGAATACACGCCGCTTGTCAACGGCACGTCACGCCAAGCGCCAGCCAGCTGCATCTGTTTAACAATGCTCGGACGCATGCGGCTGCGGTGTGTAATTCGCGAGCAAGCCTCCAGCGATACAGCACCGTCAGAAAGGATGATGTCCTTACGGTCGATAGTCTCAGCGACCGGTCGACGCTTTAGCGGATGCCAATAGATTTTACGATATGCTTCGCCGACAAGGCCCAGCGAGAACAGCATTCGGTCGAAGTCTGGAACGTATTCTTTCGCCGTAGATGTCAAATAGAAATTGAAATCCTGCTCAAGCTGATTTGCCTGAGCGTCAAGCTGAACTGTTCCGTCGCCCTCATTGGCGACTTTTACCGGGCCATCGCTCGGGAGCAACTCGCCACGCGCATTCGCCTGAAAGCGAAGCACAGCCTCGAGAAGCAGAGGATGCTTGACGACCGAGATACCCGCATCGTTGGGTTCTGACTTCGGCTCCTCAAGCGTGATACCGAGTAAATCCAGTCCTTTAACAATGTCGGAAAGCTTACGATCCTGACGCTGAATGTCGTCAGTGACCATGCGGATCAAATCGTCAGATATAGCCCCCAGCGTTCCGGGGGAAACATGCTGAGCTAGATTTGCATCATGATCGCTGGCCTCGTCATCTGGCGCAATACCAAATGGACCGAAATTGATCGAGATTGAGCCATCGGGGAGGTCTACGACCAGAGCATCTGGCTGTAACTTAACAAGTTCTAAGTCGCCCAGATCGACTATCTCCGAGCCGGGCTCCGCAGGCTTTTCGTCCTCGGGCTGGCGGATAAATCTCGGATCGTCGATGTCTTCCATAACTCAAATTCCTTTTGCGCTTCAGAACTTTGTTCCGTTACGCTTCTGTTCCTGACAAGTCTCGATCTTCCAGATAATCCACAAAATCGCGCAGACCAAATTTATCAAAATAAAACTGACGAGCCTACGCATTAGTGTGGACCCGAGCAGTCCTCCTCGAGGAACTGCCTCGCGGTTTCTCGGAAGTATTTCAGTGAGACGCTCAGTTCCTTTGTTCTATAAAGCAGTTGGGCCAGCTCTTCGGCGTATTCAGCAGCAACGTCTTCGCGACCGACGAATCCGCGTTGTATTTCAAGGAAGATCTCAGCCATGCGCTCAGCAACAGCTGTGTTTTGTTCCTCGATTTCTGCAAGCGACCGCATGGGTGTTTACCCAAGAGAATGGTGATTGCGAATTTTAGCTTAGAAACTGCGCTTAGTAAATGGTGGAGCAGGCGAGGATCGAATCTGGCAATAGATTACCGTAGCCCCGCCCGCTTCTCCTCATGATACCTACGCATACTCTCCGAGATCTTGTCTCGGGTCGTTTTTGTAGGCGATACACCGAAACGATGGTTATTTGGGCCTGACATAGACTCAGATATTTTCTTGTTTATTTCTAATTGCTCGGCTTCTGTTTTCCCCGCCATGCAAACTGGTTCATGTATACCATACTTTGGATGGTTCGGTCCTGAGAGCGCTTTTGATATTTTTTCTCTAATCTCTTTAGACGGAACGACGCCATACATCCCGTTAGCTGGACCAAATTGCCTCGCCGAACGGCCTTTCTTTACCATATCGGCGGCATTATCCGCAGGAGACCCTTCCCACAAATGGTCCGGGTTACAGCAGCCTCGGACATCGCACGTATGGCAACAATAAAGACCCGCGCCAATCGGTCTACCTAATTTTCTTTCAAGTGATAGACGATGTGTTAACTCCTGACCTCCGCGCTTGTCGATGCGAACGCAACCATACCCTCCGGTTGTACCACCGGTCCAGATCTTACAGCCATTTGTATTCGGTTCGATACTATCCACGATAGCAAAAAATTCGTCTAGTGTCATAAGCTTGCACCTTATGCTAGAGGCTTTGTGGTGGAGCGAGCCGGTTCTGCCCCGACGTCTTACCCGTGCAAGGGGTAGGTTTTCCTGATTAAACTATCGCCCCTTGGAGCGGCATGCCGGTTCTGCCCCGGCGCTTTCTGGATGGAAGCCAGATGAGCTACTATTACACCAATGCCGCGATATGGTGCCCCCGCCAGAGCTCGAATCTGGTTCTCCCGCTTACAAGGCGGGTGCATCACCATATATGCTTCAGGGGCAATTCTTTTATTCTTTCTCAACCATAAACACTTGGTTGACATCAAGGTCAGCGAACCAAGTCTTTGCTCTGGCTGTGCAATCTTCGTAAGGCAACTCGGCTTCCAAAGCGCGACAGATAGCCTCGACCTCTTTGCCATAATCGCCCATCGTCCAGCTCACAACGGAAGTAAGCTCGGCAATTACGGCAGCCTCGCGCTTCGTCAACTCAAGAACGATCGCTGTCTCTTCTGGCATGTCTTCCCGCTCCTCAGTCCAATACTTCACGTAGAAGTGCTCGCCGCACAGGTCAATCTCGCGCTGCGGATAACCGTTC